GCTACTTGCTTAGACTCCACCGGGCTTACGCCCAAGGGTCAGCTATATGGTGCCAACCCACCCCCAGCCCCAGTTTAATGTCCGGGGCAGGACATAGCAGCACGGTCGAGGCTGCTCTTCACAGTCGGCACTGTATCCCAGCACCAACGCTCGGAGTAATTCTGACCAATCTGGTTCACCGTGCTCAACAGAGCACGCAGTGGGCCTGCGGATCCTCACCTCGCGCCTCTGTAGCCGCTTGTTATAGCGGCTTTGGAAGTAACGAAGGTTATGGTCTCTACAGGTTTCTGCGTCCCAATCGTGCTCAACGATTGCCTCCGGAAGAAACCGGGAATCGGCAACCGTAACACGAGGGAGTGGACCAGCAGCTTTCTCGAGGACACCGAGCAGATATGCACGGGTCCCCCAGAAGCCCCTTGCGCCACAGGCATTTACATACGCTATGTACGCAAGGTATTGCTGCGGTGACAACTTAGCACCGATGCACTGCTTTATCCGGAAAGGTGAGACATCCCTCAACATGAAGGCGTCCATACCACAAGATTCCCGAAAGAATCTGCCGGTGCAGCACTTGTCTTCATTGAACTTCAAATGGAGTTCCTCGAAGACGGGTCGGACTAATTCATAATCGTGCTTACGCATAATTATGTCATCACCATAGACGTATACAGGAGGCAACCGATACATATCGGATCTCCTTCGAATACGTCTGAGTGTGCCAACGGCGAGCGCCCAGAAGATGCTTGCTTCAACAGGGAAGCATACACTGCTGCCCATTGGAGCAAACTTCTTCAGGCGAACGACGCGTCCATCTGGTAGCTGCGTGCTCCGACTCCGACTTGCCTGCAACTTCTTCAGCAGATGGGTCGGAAAGAGTTTAGCAACTAACCAATTGGAGACACGGTCTGACGCCTCTGACATGTCCAACGTAACGAAATCGTTTTCGCTGGACGGATAGGAGGAGTCGAGGGCCAGATCCCGATTCACCTGCTGGTTCGCGAAATTTACGCGTCCAGCGGTCCAAGGGCCACGTTCAAGTGTTCGCACGAGAGCGCGGCTCTGTCCCTGCTGGATCCACTGTATTTCAAGTGGTTCCATACTGATGATACGGGGACCTCTGGAGTCTTTTGGTACGAGTGTGACTTTCGCCATACTCTCAGGAATTTCTTCCATAGCCTCGAGACTTTCGAAGTTCTCCAGCAGATGACCGTAGTTCAAGTAGAAGAAATCCGTTATCGGATACTCCTGCTCGAGATGCGAGTAGATGCGCTTGAAGCACATTTTCTCGTATACGGGTTCACCTGTTGCAACTGACCCCGGACCGTGTCCGGGAAGGATATCTTCGAGGTTGGTCACCTTGAAGACGTACCACAACGCCAATGCAGCACTCTCCAGTGCTTGCATAGCGGTACACGAGAGGGGTACCTCATCCCTCTCGCAAGGTAAGCTTTGGTCCGTTTCGACAAATTTGTCTAGGACGGCCTCAGCATCTTGTGTGGTATAGGATCCTTCGAGCTTGTAAAACAGATAACAAACCTGTCTTACGGCACGAACAGCGCCGACAATCTCAGTTAGAGACGACGGCTTGTTTCGGACCAATCCGGTACTGGCGTCAAAGATCATGTCAAACACTTCTCCTAGAAATACCGGGAGAAATGTACCTTTCTTCCTCTTGAACGAGGGAGGTAGGTCAAGTGGCAGATCGGTCGCTAGAGCGCGGTCAAGCGCTTTGCCTAGCTTAGGAAGTGACTTCGTTATGAAGCCAAGACCTTCGACAGCAGTGCGCCGCCGCAACGTTTCCACGTCACGACGGACGTAAGAGGGCCGGAGGCCCAAAACTACTGTTTGATCTGTGAGTACAGAAGCAACAGTCTCGAGACAAAACTCGAGATCGTTAGGCTTTTCAGGGTTGCTCAAGGAGTAATCCCTCCAGGCTGACTAAGCAGCTTCATCAAACCCACTAGATTTCGAAAGAAGACACATACTTCAAGAACTATCAGGAAGACAGAAATGCCTACCATAATAGCCATGAAGCATATGCCCGCACAACTCCGGGGGACTGGTTTTAGACCATCCCCTGAAGAAAGCCCGGTATGCACCATTCGGGCGGAGGCGTCGAGTTAGACACATTCCAGTGTTCAACTGTTTCGTCTCCGTTGTTTCCCCGGATGAAGCCCACCAGGTGCTGGAGCTGATACGTGACGTAGTTGGTTACATCGTAGCCAACAGGAACGTCGATGACCAGGTAGCACGAGCAAAGGGCTTCTTGCCCTTCGACAGTGATAGCCTGGCCATTGCCCCCGGAAGGATCCGGTATCTCGGTAACCTTAGCCGTTTCAAAACGGACAAGGTGCCGATGGCGTTGGTTTGCACCCTTACCCACTGTTTGGTGGGAAATTTTTAGGGTGTTGGGAAGGCCCGGCACGGCGTTTATACAACGCCGTATGCTGGAACCGTTCACCATACCGACAACCGAAAATGACCTTGTGGGGTTATCTTCAGCAGCAACGGCGTCAACGTCAATCGGAATCACGAGTGGGTCTGAGAATGCCAAGTCAGCATCTCCTGTACTTATTGTTCTGGGAAAATGCCCAGAGCAACTCAGTGACGTCTATGTCGCTGAGCAATTAGTGCCCCCGCTGTCAGTAACTGCAACCCTTTTGGGGTACGCAAGTTAAAACCTGTATGCGGATCAAGCACTGCCGGGTAACCGGCCAATCTATGGTAACCTTTTCCCGTAACAGACGGGGCAAGGGTGAGTGGGGAGGTCCCCCAAGGATTCGCATCATAACTGATACCCAAACTGCCTTCTGCCTGTATGGCATCTAGCAGCCAGTGTTCAGTCTTGTGCGAATAGCCGATCTTTAGCGACCGACAATAGTCAAAAATGACTACCTGAGGGTCCAGGAGCGTACGTGTGTAGCTCCTTAACACGGATCCTACTCCGAGAACCCAGTCCACGACGAATGAGAAGGGAATACGAGCCCAGATAATACCGGGATCGAAATTCACTCCAAAGACATCGAGGCCTCCAAGGACGCGCGCCAAATTCCGGGATACCCCGGGGACGCGATATTCAAAGTCCATGGTGGCGCTGAATCTGACATTGAGCTCCCTGACTAGATCGGCACTGATGGAGGCGTACGAAAGTACAGTTCCTTCACCAATGTCTTCAAAATCAGAGGGGGCAAGCGTGATACTTTTACGTTCACGCCACCAGTCGGTTTCAGTACTGGGAACCAAAATGTAGGGGTTAACACCCCTTCTAAAGTGGAAGGTTCGCCTCTTGCCAGCATCGTCCAAGAATTTCTCTACCTGGTTTTTCCAGTTGAAGAGCTTGTAGATGATGGTCTCGAGGTCCTTCTTAAAGGGGAGCCATCCAAAAATGGATGACAGCCACTTGTCCGATAGTTCCTTCCCGGGTTTATACCAGAGACGCTTCACTGTGGATGGCAACTTGGCAATATCTCTAGCCAAGCTGCCAAACATTCGCGGAACGTCTCCAAACTCGAGCAGGAAAACGGGTAGGTCAAACCCGTCATCCAATTTCGGAACCATCTCAAGGAGTGCTAATCTGTCGAACGCATCGATCGCCGTATTTAAACGAGGACCTGCCTTTTCTAAGACGCTATCCTTGTGGACCGACTCCAACGTTAGGTCGAACATCGATCCTGACTTTTCGAGGAAGTCCTTAAAAATGAGGTACTCTTCAACTTTAACGATTTGGTAACAGCCAAGACCTTCGCACTCTGAAAAGTGAGAAGAAACTTGGTTTTGCCACGATCGTGTGAAGATAAGCGCCCCACTCAAAGGTTTACCATCCCCGTCACCAAGTTTCCGCAACACATGGTCACATTTCGTAAAACGAAGGAAACCGACACATTCGTAGTCGATCGCCTCCTGAAACGTCAACCAAGGGTATGGATTATACCAAACTTTTGGCTCGTTGACCAATGTATAGTCAGCGACCCAATCGCCTGGTGTATCGTGTAGAGCGCAACTACCGTTGTGCACGAATGTACCCTTATCATGGCACACGCGTTTCACAATGGGTGGTTGGACCGTACCAAAACGGTACCGCTCTTTCGCACGAAACTTGGTGGTCACAGTGGTTATTAACCTCCGGTTAGGGAGAGAGCCCCCACGGCTC